GTCCACGTCTGTGCGATTGTACGAGCTACCAGAGGAATGCTTACAGAAGCAGTCCTAGTGCGGTTGTAGCGGGCTGTGAGACCGCTTGTGGAGGCTGTTAGACCTGTAGCACCGAGGTAGAGTTCGATGGATTGTGATGTGCTTCCCGGAGCGATTGTAATGGTTGAGGCGTTGCGCTCGGTTGGTAAATACCGATTGACAATCTGTGCGCTCTCAGTAGAACCAATCGTCGGGCTTGCCAACCAAGTAACACCAAAGATGTCTGATGTAGGCGCACCAGATGCTAACCCAGTACTGATGCCATAAGAACCTGTTATTGGCGCAGTAAAAGGAAGTATGCCCCATTGTTGAATGTTTGATATGTGTAAATCCAATAAGTTGTAGGGTTTGCTTACACTTCCTGTCCCTGTGTTTGTCAATACACGATCTACTTGGCACTCAAATATATTGTAGGATTCTTGCCATATAGATGTACTGGTTGAATCGATTCCAGTTGTTCCACGTAGGTAGCAGTTCTGCACGTAACTTGGATTTGAAGTAGACAATGCAAAGCTTGACCAAGTGCTACTGACGCAGGAGCCATTACTTATAATCGTTGAGTTTATAACCGATACTCCACCGAATCGTCCTGATGGATTTGAAAGGCAGACTAGCGCACCATTTGTGTTTGCACTTGATGTTGATGTTTTGAGAAAGATGCAATCTTTGATTACGGAGTTACTGTTGTATGAAGATGATTGAGATACACCCTGTAGTAAGAATCCACCAATAAAAACAGAGTTTGAAATTACTGGTCCTTGATTGTTTCCAACCACGCCTATTGAAAAACCACGAGATTGCGTATTGGCTTCTGAGGTATGGCAGTAGATGCGATTTGCAATGAATGCGATTGAACTAAGTTCAGTCACAATGCCAAATCCTGCACTGCCGACATTTCCAAAGATACAGATATCCTGCATCGTTATATAGTCTTTTGCCATTGTCAAAACGGTCGTACCGCTCGACGCAGTTGAACTTGTGTAGTTTGTAATAACTACCGGCCCCGCAGTAACACCGCTAAACAACGATGCTGTAGGGTTACCTGCAATGGTTATGCGTTGACCTTCATTAGCTGGATTTGTAAAACCAGCGGTAAACGATCCACGATAAATACCAGGCGCGATATATAAAGTATCGCTAGGTCCTATACCGGTCGCGCCTATAGCTTTAGTTATTGTCTGCCATGCCAGCGCAGTAGTCGAGCCTAGACCAGTATTGGAGTCGTTGCCGTCAGTCCTGACGTAGTATGTAGCCATTATTCAGCCGTACCATTTACGATTTCTTGAGCCATAACAATAGAGAATTGTGTGCTAAAACCACGCTGAAATTCAGCGTCCTGCAACACCCACCAACCGAATACGCTTGTGCCATTCTCACCGAATGTGCCGAGCAGGTTTCCGTTGTTATCGTAGATGTCACCAAAGACAATCCAATCACCGGGGCTGTTCGGGTTAGGTTCAAGTCGGTAGTTCAGAAAGTTCATTTGCCCACCTTCAAGCTGTTTGCCTCAACACCCTTAAACGGCATCGTGAGGAACGCCAGCACAGAACTCACCGCAGCTGAGACACCAGCCGCTACCGCCTTGCTTCCGTAAAGTGCCATCACTGCGCCCAGCTCGGCGATGTCCTTCGCTTCAGTGGTGCGGATGCCATCACCGAAAACACTGGTGAATGCAGCTACAAAAGCCACAACAACAACGACGACCAACCGTTTGATGCTTATGCTGTTCATCTTTGTAGTGATCCTTCTATCATCGCGACACGGCTCTCGAGTTTACCGAGGCGTTCCTCGATGCGCCGAACTTCCTGTGCCTGTCCAGTAAGTACGCTGTTTACGTTTTTCAGCTCAACGTTCAGGACATTGATACTGACCTGTAGTTTCGTATAGGTTCCGATGACGGCTCCTAATACAAGGACTAATTGTCCGACCAGCGCTACAACGACCTCGACTGTCATACCTTGACTCCACTGTACATCTTATGACTTATCATGGTGCGATGATGTCGATGCGTACCACCACGCACTGGATATACGAGCGGTTACGTGCGAATACGTGCGTTATCCGTTAGACCTATACCGAAGGCCGATGGTCTGCGATACTGCATTGCTGTGACCATAGTCACTGCCGATGACTTCGTAGTATGGTGCCAGGTTCTGTGGATTGCCCGACGTGTAGATGCGGTCATCCGACTTGACTTCGAGGTCGGGTGAACACGTCAGCGTCCAGGAACCACCAATCTCGATCATGCCACCGACGACGGCCTCTGAATCACCCGTGTTCGTGATTGTGGCGCGAATCTCGGCGACCTGTATCCAGTGCTGGCCAATGCCTCCAATGCCGTCTGCCTGATTGACTGCTCGCCAGATTTGCACACGGTCAGCATAGGCATAGTTCGTGATGGCATTCTTGAGCGCCGTTGCATATTGTGCTGGAATCATACGAACACCATCGGCGAATATCGCTTTGCCTGATCGAGACAATGCTCACGGAGAGCCGCCATCTTCGCATCCACCTGACCGTCCTTCACGTCAATGAGGTGCGTGATGCTAGATGCTTTGCGAATCCATCCCTGTCGTGCAGCTGCACGGATGTCATATCGTTCGACGTTCGCTGGACCGATGTCCTGCCACAGGAGGTCACCGCTTCCATCGTTCACCGTGTAGTTCAGCGTCTGCGTCCATTGTGGGAACTGTGGCTCAGTCGAATCTGAAGTGCCAGCGATAACGCACTGGTAGAGTCTGCCATTCGCGACGGTTGGAATCACGATGTCGCCAACGACATAGGCATAAGAAGCAGTCCAGACAGACCAGCGTGCGTGGTCATCGATGAGCTGCTGAAGTGCAGTCGAATCGAGCTGTGGATACTGGTCGCTTGCGACCATCCATGCGAGGCGTTCAAGTGCTTGAGTCCGTGTGAGTGGCATGAGCGATTCCTATAAAACAAAAAGGGAACGGGAATGGTATCCCGCTCCCCTTGACTGCGAGAGTCAGACAGCCTACGAAGCGGCAGCCTGAAGAACGATGAGCGAACCAGCGACCTGATCGGCGACGGTTGCCGTGACGTTTCCGACGTCGAAGGCGTTGAAAGCGTAGCGCTCGGTTGCCTTGAACGTGAGAGCATCCTCGACAAACTTGACCTGGTCGGAAACTTCGACCGTGACGCCACGACGATCACCGAACGCGACACCCTTGGAGAGGTCTCCGAGAACTGCCAGTGTGCGGTTTGCAGCTGGTGCGCTTGGCATGTTCTGAACGAACGAGATCGGAATACCGAACAGCGTTGGCTCAGGACCGTATGCATTCTGAATGTCCATGATGGAGTTTCCACCGAGTGCAATCAGCTTGTCAGCACAGCCGTTGTAGAACACGGATTTGTGCATGTACCAGCGTGGAGCGGTTGCATACTGTGGCAACTTTGCGACCATGCTCTGCCAGTTCGCCAGTGTAAATGCAGACAATGCCGAAGCAGTTCCAACAGGTCCGACGACCATGGATGCGATGCTCGAATAGGTTCCGGAGAGAGCCTTGATTCGTGGCATGATTCCAGTGATGGAGCCATACGTGCTTGTACCATCGCCCTGGAATGCAGCTGCGTCTTCAGCCTGTGCGAGGCCGTAGGCGAAGTCCTGTGCAAGTGCTGCACCAAAGTCGATGACGGTATCCTCGTTGAGTTCCTTCGACACGATGGTCAGGATGGCGAGTTTCTTTGCGAGAAGCTGTACCTGGCTGAAAGTGATGTCACTTGCAGTGATGGCAGATGCTTCGTTCGGATAGTAAACCGTTGTCGACGTGGATGCGTTTGGCACGTTTAGCGTGTCGCTGGTCATCGGATAGATGCGGCTGTAGCGACGTGCGACACCGTACTCGTTGCGAAGCCAGATCAGGCTGGACGAAACGATTTCAGGGACTGTGTAACCACCAGCACTGTCAGTGCCTTCGGTCTGCGACTTGATGCCATGCTCGTCACACCACTTAGCCGCCTTCTGGTTACCGAGGACCGTGCCACGAATCCACTGTCCAAAGGCATATGCTTTGTAGTTTGCTTCGTCACGATTACCAGGGAATGGGTTACGGGTTACACCGCCGGACTTCCATGGCTCAGACTTTGGCGCTTCGCTTGCGACTGGCGCAGGAACATTGCCAAACTCCTTGAGCATATCGATGCGCTCAGAGAGAGACTTTGCATTTGCATGGAGACGATTGGCTTCAGCCATTTCGCCACCGTTGAGGAGGACTTCCTTCGCAGCAGCGATTGTAGACTGGCGCTGTGCTTCGAGTTGTTCGATTGTCATTGAGATAACTCCAAGATCATGAGCTCACGGAGGAGTGCAGACTTTGCATCCTCGATGTCGCTCGAGTATTCGACGATGGTTTGTTCCGTCTCGACCGCTTGCTCCCCAAGCTCAGCCCAGATGGCTTTGGCGAATCTTGTCGACTCGCTACGTGAGAGACGCACTGCATCCCGCAGACGTCGCTCCACTTCACGGATGGACGTAGGACGCTCGAGCATAGCCTTTAGGCTTTGCGCTTCAGCGACAGGGTCCTTGACTTTGCTGTTCAGTTCCTTCGCACGGCTGGCGAATGCGTCGATGATTGCATCCACATGCCCGCTGCCGAGTCCACTGTCATATGCAGCTGTAACACCTGCACACAGACGTTCGTAGAGTGCTTCGAGTCCTTCGTGGACCATCTCCTTGTCGAGATCGCCATAGACCGATTCGACGAATGTCGACACGTCTTCTCCTGGCGCGACAGGGATAATGATCTCTTCCTCTTCCATACCTTCTCCCTCCATCTCGCCATACATGTCTTTTAAGCTTTTGACCATGTTCATCGGTTCCGCTGGTGTCGGTGTGAGCGATGCCTCACCGATTGGCCATCGAGTGATTTCATAGCGTCCATCAGCAGACTTCTTGCGCTCGACCATGTGACCTGTGGCGCCGGAGGAATATCCGAGTTTGCCAGACTTCGCGAGGTCGGCAATCATCTTCTGATATTCATCAGCCATCTCGACCTGAGCTTCGTACCAAAGCCCCTTTTCATCCATGGTGATGTAACCGGTGCCGATACGCGACTTACCGATTGTTCGGTCCTGTCCGTGATGATAGTAGAGGTTCATCGGAACACGATCGCCTGACTTCATCGGTCGACCGAAGTCGGTCTGTGGAGTGAAGAAGTCGCCCTCGAGGTCCTGACCACCGAAGCGTACCAGGTAACCACGCACACGACCGGAATCGTCCGCTTTGATCGCACTCCCGAAGTTCACCAGTGTCTGCATTTATAAATCCCTCAGTGGAACAACCACAGCCTGTGGACCCCATAAGTCGTTTGGTACGACCTTACCGAAATCCGACAATGATGTTCCCGTTTCCCACATCCTATACCGCGCAGGTCCGAGCACCTGTCGACGCTGTTCTTCTGTCAGCATCGCAAACTGCTCATCGCGTGTCGGCAGTTCCGGCACTTCGTCGAATGCGTCCGGGTCAAGCCCAGCGAGTTCGGCATATGTCGGAGTGATTGGGACTATCGTACACCTACAGTTTGGATGCGATGGAACGATTGTTGCAACAGGATTCGGTTCGCCATGTAACGCCCAGCATACGGGACACACGTTTACATCACCAGCAGACACGCGAGACCAGCCACGAACGATAGACAGATTCGCCTGGAATGTCTGTCGCTGTGCTTCGCGATTGGCTCGAATCATCTCTGTTCGTGCGATGGTCGCAGCTCGCGATGGTGCCAGCGTCTCATATGTCCGTGCCATGCGTCGAGCGACCTGTAACGGGTTCATACCCTGCGCCACGCCTATCGTGACATGGTCGCGTGCAAACGGTCCGATGGCTTCAAACAATGCTCCAAGTGGTGAACCATCAGCGGCGAATCCGACCACGTTCGTGATGGCTTCGACGGGTAGTCGGTTCCAGTTGAGATCGATGGTCATGCTGACCGAATCAGGAATACCAGCGACAGCACGGACGAGGTCCTCCTGCATGTCGAGAGACAGCTGAATCGCGTTTCGTTGTCCATTGCTGGCAATGTCGGTCGCTCGCGGTGCAAACTCCGAGACCTGCCTCGCCATCTGCTCATTGAGTGCAGCGAGTCGCACTTGGTAATCATTCAGCGCCGTGACATCCTCGCCTGCTGCCTGTGCTTCCTCGATTGCCTGTGTTATGTCCTCGAGGCGCTGGAGGTTGTCTGCTTGCAGGACGCCATACGTCCTCCGCATCTCAGCGAGAGCGGAATCTTCGCGAGCACGAAGCCGGTTCCGATACCGCTCATTGACTTGATAGATGTCAGGCATCGGCTTCTGTCAGCTCATAACCATAGTACGGATGGTATGACTTGCCATTCTCCTTCGGCGCCATGCGCTTCAGGATTTCCTTCCGTGCAGCTGTCGCCCAGCGATATCCAGCATCGCCACCCCATGCCGCCCATGCGACACGTCCTGCGGATGGATAACCTTCCTCGCCTGGTCGGAATCCTTCCGCTTCCTTGTCTACTTCGTGACGTCGGAAAAAGGAATACATGCGAAGGACAGTCGACTCGCTGAGTTTCTCGCCGTTCAGAATCTGGTTTGCTCTCGCCCATGCGACAGCGGTTCCACCGTCGTGTCCAGCATCGCGCCATTCAATGGCTTGACGTGCTTCATCCTTCATCCCCTTGTTCGGGAAAAACTTCAGTCCGGATTCGTCTTGAGGTTGTTCGGTCGCAAATGCCTTTGCCGGAGACTGAACAGGAATGAGAAGTTCCTGACCATCCTTCTGCACTGGAACAGCTGTCGGATGATAATAACCTTCGTCATCGTCCGAAGGCGTGATGCCAGCGACGCGCTTCGCTGTGGCGAGATCCACGATGCCAGACTTGTACAGTCGCTCAGCACGCTCAGCGTCCTCGTTCAGATCAGCCTGGAGTGATGGCACATTGGACACGTCAAAC